CCGCTATACAAATATAGACCCAAACCATGTAGTGCCAGGGCTTTTGTCATGCAGCGCATAATTGCCGTGTTTACCGCAAAAGCATCAGGATTAGGGATGGCTTTGTTCCGATAGTCCATCACGGGAAGTTGGCAAGTCATTGGCTTATCAAACATGGTGACTGTAACGAACACCATTGCTGTGCCGTTAATTTCCATGTAACACTTGCAATTAAACATCTCTATCTTGTAAGAAGCCTTTGGATCAGCTTTTAAAGCCTCTGCCCATGCCCAAGCCCATGACAGGTAGGACAAGCCGTTTTTCTTCTCAACGTGGTCGTTGACATTCTTTTTAAGTAACATTTCTATTGACATATTAACTCCTTTGATTTTCATCTAACTCTTGTTGAATAATCTCTTTTTGTTGTTCAGGGTACAAATCCTTGAACTCAATGAAGTCTGCTTCTTGGCAGCAAACTATTTTATTTCCCTTGATTGTCAAACAATAAGGGCAGTAATGGATGTCTGAGAAATGTTCAGAATATTGTACAAATACTGATTTCATGTGAGACTCTCAAAAGCCATCTCCCACAGAACATCACCAGCCAGATCGGTGAGCTTGTTCAACTCATCTTCTGTTAATGGTGTTCCATCCTCATAGCATCCACCTGAAAAGTAGGCATCAGAGAAATCTGGATAATCTCTTGAATCTACTCCATCTACTTCTAGGTCAACGACCTTTTTTCCATTAAGAATCGGCATATTTACTCCTGTTAAACGTGGGTTACTGTTTGCCCACATCACTAATGTGCCACATGGATTCCTGAATTTACATAGGGGTTTTCCCTAATTTACGCAACTTTTTTATCATGCTAGGCTACTCGTATGAAAACTGAAATACTTGAAAAAAGATGCGCTGAAGCCTTGCTTGGGTACTCTCAAACAATGGCAGATGCTTATACAACCGAACCAGAGGACTTTGATGCGGCTGTAACAGCTTTGCTTGCTAGAACACTAGAACTTCACCTTAACCGCCCAATTAACCTGGAGAACCTTTACAAATGACCCAAGAATCCATCATCAAATGTCTGCAAAATGGATCGTTAACTTCACACGAAATGGAGAACCTGACAGGCATCCCAAGAACTTCAATTGTGGCTGCTTGCAAGAAGATGTTTCGCAAAAAGCAACTTACTGTTGAAAAGATTAAGATAGGTAGGTCTTGGATACAAAAGTACACTTTAGAACCGCACATGATTGAGGCCACAAAAGCCGCCAATGATGCACCTATAGACAAGCTAAACCCGTTCGACATCAGAAATGCAAGGGGCATCTTTAGCAAGGCTGAGTACGCTGTGATGAACTCTCAGGCCAGAAGATTGCTTGGCAGATCACCAACAAATGAAATTACAAATAATCAATATATTTGAAAAAAACTTCTTGACACAATAAAAATTTGTGTACAATGAAATTGTTGTCGTGGAAAACAACATACTTGAAGCCGTTTACACATGCCTTCGCCCTTGGTTTTCACTCTAGGGTTTCCACCGAGGGCAGTTGTAAGCGGCTTTTTTTATGTTTTTTCCACTACATCCGTACTCCACACGATAGTAGTGCATCTGCATGGATGGCTTGGAAGAAAACACCGACATCAGGAAACACCCCCTGTTTGCCGACCAGCGTTGGTTAAGCGACTGGTAAAGCATTTGGTACATCGGTGGTAACAAGGCCAAATGTATAAGCGAATTAACTCGTCATGCGCACTTGGGGCGTTTTGTATTTTAGTTAACAGGAGTCAATAATGAATACCATAATGCTTGGAGAAGGTCGGATAGAAACCCCTCTATCCACCCTTGGAGAACCTATGTCTAAAGAAAACAACATGGATAACTTTGAGAGATTCTGGAACACATGGCCTAAATCATTCAGAAAAGGCGGTAAGTCTGCCTGTAGAGTGAAATGGAAGAAGTTTTACTGTGAAACCTGTGCAGATCAAATCATCAAACACATAGAGTGGATGAAAACAACCGATGCTTGGAGAAAAGACGATGGTGCTTTCATTCCCGCACCTTTGGTCTATCTGAACCAACAGAGATGGGATGGGGCTGAGATTCCAGAAGGCTTCGGGATCAAAGTTGAAGCGCAAATTGATCCTGCCCTTGCCAAGATTGATGCTGACAACAAAAAAGCCGTACCTATGCCTGAACACATCCGACAGGCTATGGCTCAATTAAGGAGTAAAACGTGATCCACTATCACGGCTTACCAATAACTCCTGCCACAGTAGCAGTCAAGGCAATAGAAGGTGGTCATGCGTTTGTTTCGTTTGCTCATTCTGACCAACTTGCATCAGCTATCGAGGTCTGTCAGTCCTTCGCCATAGACAATGGAGCATTCTCTGCTTGGAGACAAGGTAAACCAATTACTGATTGGCAGCCCTTCTACGATTGGTCACTAGACCTGAAAAAAGTCCCTTCTTGCGACTTTGCAGTCATTCCCGATGTCATTGATGGAAACGAGGCAGACAATGATGCCCTGCTGAAAGACTGCCCATTGCCTAAGTGGTTTGGCGCACCAGTTTGGCATATGCACGAATCCCTTGAGAGACTAGAACAACTGGCAAACACCTATGTTCGGGTCTGCATTGGCAGTTCTGGAGAGTTTTCTACAGTAGGAACATCTCTTTGGTGGGTCAAGATGAGCCAGGCAATGCGGGTTATTTGTGATGACATGGGAAGACCTGCTTGCAAACTGCATGGTTTGAGGATGCTAGACCCTGCAATCTTTACCAAACTACCATTTTCATCAGCCGATAGCACCAATATCGGTAGGAATGTGGGCATTGATGTGCATTGGAAGCATGGCAATTATTTGCCGCCTACCAAGGAAGCAAGGGCGCAAATCATGCGTTCTAGGATCGAGGCATTTAATGCCCCTTCGCAATGGAATTTTTATCAACCAATGGAACAGGAAACACTTTTATGATTTTTGCTTTAATTATCTATGCCGTAGCAATGACCTTGGCAAACCTTTTGGTGGCAACCTTTGGCCCATCAATTAGCCCAATAAATGCCTTTTTCCTAATCGGACTTGATCTGACATTGAGAGATTGGCTTCATGTTCGCCTAAAAACTTGGCAAATGGGATGTTTGATTGTCGGTACTGGTGGGCTAACTTATCTGCTAAACCCTGCCGCAGGAATGATTGCAGTAGCTTCTGCCGTTGCGTTCTTGGTTGCCGCTTTGGTTGATTGGGCGGTCTTTATGAAAACGACAGGAACATGGATTAAACGAGCAAACATTTCAAATACTGCTGGCGCTGCCGTAGATTCTTTGTTGTTCCCAACCATAGCATTTGGCGTTTTGATGCCTGAAATCGTGGCACTTCAGTTCATTGCAAAGGTTTCTGGTGGTGCAATTTGGTCTTATTTCTTAGAAAAGAAACTAAAACATGAGCCACTTTGAAGCCATGATCCTGTTGGACAAAGTAAAAGATGGAGTCCCCTTTCCGCTTCACCTGATAAACAAAGCCTTAGAGCTTACTGGTGACCTAGAGTAAACCCCTATGGACTTAACTCAAACACTCGTTAAAAATCATCTTAGGTATGAAAATGGTTTTTTGTACTGGACTGATTTTTCTATCAGACCAAACGCAAAAACTTCAGCTTTAGGAAATCTTCTACCAAATGGTTATCTTTACATGAAGTTCTTTAAAAAGGCTAATTATGTTCATAGGTTGGTATTTTTGTACCATTTTGGATATTTGCCAAAATTTGTAGATCACATAAATGGCAATAAACAAGACAACAGAATTGAAAATCTTAGAGAAGCAACAAGAAGTCAAAACATGATGAATGTTGGCAAGTCATCTTTGAATAAATCTGGATACAAAGGAGTCTCTTTTAACAAAAAAATGAATAAATGGACTGCTCAAATTAAACAAAACAATAAGCATTTTTATTTAGGTCACTTTGATAGTCCTGAAAAAGCTCACGAAACATATCGTAAAAAAGCAACAGAACTTTATGGTGATTTTGCAAATTTTGGTTGAAAAATGAGTTACAGCAGAAAAAACATCTCTAATGAGTCTGACAGGGTGATCCTAGAACAAGCAGAAGCCCGAGAGCTTTATAGAAGCTGGGAAACATCAAAGAATCGTGACCTTATAAGGGCGAGACTTGAGAGAGCAGAAAGAATTTATGGTACGGGTGCTAGAGACAGAATCCGAGAATATATGAACAGAATTAAAGATGGGACGCTTCTATGACCTTTATTGTGATGTACACAGTCTATGGTGAACCAATAGGAAAAGGTCGCCCAAGGTTTGCCCGTAGAGGGAATTTTGTTTCTACGTACAGTCCACAAAAGACCAAGACCTACGAAGATGAAATCAGGATGATGGCAAGTGCTGCAATGGGTAGCTCAGAGCCACTA